ACCATTGATTGTTACATCTTCTCCACTTCCTTTAAGGAATAACACCTTTGTGCCTACTTCTGGTCTGTTCATTCCCGTACTAGGTGTTTCAACCACTTCCCCTTTATAAGTAAAGCTATCTTGCACACTAGCAAAAGCTACAGCTCCTTGCTCTTCTTGCACTCTCTTTAACAAATAGTAATCATTATACATTTTTCTTATACATCATATCAAAACCAGTCTGAAATGGTTGTAACATATCAAGCTGGTGCAATCGCCTATCTCGACAGACAGACGGACTTTTAATAAAAAACTTATCTTTAATCTTTTGTGTTATCAATCTAACATTCCATACTCCACAATGCTTACTACGCCAAAATCTAAATGTGCCTCCAGTATTCCAATCGTTCTGTTCTACTTTAACAATACGCTTTGGAAAATAGTCTTGTTTACATTTAGAACAATAGAATATTTGAGCTGGTATTTCTTCATTTACTTCTAACTCGTTCTTTACAGCTTGTCTTTGAGCTTCATTATCTCTTTCTTCCCAAACCTTATTTAGTCTATTCTCTAGTTTTACTACGTCAGGGTGTTCCATTATCTTAATTCCTTTAGTTTATCATTAATTTTCTTATACCAAGGGTCTTGATTTTTTAAATACTCATCTCTTTCATTTTCAGACATAAAGCGTATAAACTCAGCTTTACCATTACCAGTATTAGGAAGTTCTTTTATATCCTCCATAGTAATATCATCTAAAACAGTTAAATCCTTTTTAGATAATTCCCATATTTTCTTAATCCTGTTTATTATTTTCATCTTTATTTAAGATAAGGTTTTTAAGGTTTTCGTCATAAGAGCGAATGTTCTGTTGAAACTTTGGTTCAAAGAAGAAGTTATAAACGTTTTCTTTAGGTTTTTCTGCATCTTCAACTCCATAAATATTAGTTGCGTGTTTTAATCCTTTATCAATAGCATTTACATCAGGTTTACTAGTTTCTCCAATAGTTGCATCAAGTAATTCATTTATCTTATCTGCAATTTTAATTGGTGTAATACCTTTTTTCTCTAAAGCAGATTTTAAGGTTTCTCTTTCAATCTCTATAGCTTGGCTCACGTTATCCTTTGTTATCAAGCGATGTGCCTTTAATCGAGCATATCCATCATTCTCTATACCAAACACTTCCTTAGCTGTTTCTGTACCATTCTCATTGTTTTTATGTACAAGAGTCTTAACAAATTCTTTCTCTTTAGGCTTTAGGTGGAGTTTCTTTGTTGTCTTCTCCATTTTCAATATAAGGGCTTTCAACTTCTTCAGTTGGAGCTTTCTTCTTTAAAAGGAATAATGATGCAGTTTGTGATATTTGAGTAAGAGTTTTTACTTCCTTTATAGCAGGCAAATACATAGCGTTGTATTTATCCAATACAGCTTTAATCTCTAGCTCTAAAGCTTCTTTCTCTGTTGCTTCTAATGGTACAAGTGTTGAACCGTCTGCTAGTTTGATTTCTTCCATATTACTTAAATATCCATTCTACTAATTCATTAGGTGAAACGACCACATCTCCTAGTTCTTCTATATCTATTGGTTCAAAGTCTATTTCTACTGTTTGTTCTAGTAATTCATTATGCTTTTCATTATACTCTTTGAATTTATCATCTGTTACTTTAATAGTAAAAGTATTATCTTCTTGTTTTGTACCTAACTCTAAAATAAGACTATTCTTAGTCTCTGAATAAATGTTATATTCTTTTTCTACTTTAACTGCTAACTTCCTTAGTCTATAAGATACCTTAACTGGTAACTTATTCTCTAGTAGCTTTTTGATATTCTCTACATTGAACACAATATCCTTTAGTTTTATTTGCATTTTTATAAAATGGTTAAATTATTAATGTATATATTATATACCTTTATCTCCCTCTTGTAAATACTCCATAACCTCTATAACTAATAACTTAATTGTATCTTTGTCTACTTGGGGGTATTTTTCTTGTGTACTCTCTATAAATGTTTGTAGTGTCATAGTAGTTTCTTAATAGCTTGTAATTTTTTAATTGTGTCTTGTTTAGCTTGATTGTACCCAATAGTATAACCATCACTTAATTTATTATCCATATCATTTTCAAACTTAGCTTCTCCAAATTCTACTGTGTCCTCATCTTCTATAACTGCGTCAATTAGGTCTTTTAAATGCTCATTGCTTAAATATTCAGAGTCCAAAACAGCGTTGTAAATTCTAATTTGGTGTTCTTTTAAATCTTTCGGCATTATATCTGACGCTTCTGATAAATCTATTGCGTGGCTCTTATTCTTTTGTATTAGTTCTTGGATTGATTGGTTCATATAATTAACAAGTTGCTATGTAAGGCGGATTTAATGGGTGAACTGGGCAAGGTGCTGATGTTATTCCATTTCTTTGCCCGCAAGTACAATTATAATATCCTCCGAAATTACCTGCACCTCCTCCAGTAAATGGAACATTGTGTGTATAAATATGTATTTCTACTATTTGTTTGTTTTCTTTTTTTGGTTTTACTGTTGTTTTCTTCATATATTCATTCCCCACACTTATGCTTGTGGGTTAGCGTTGTCTAATAATATCTTACTCTCTTTTCAAATTCTTGTTTTGTTTCACCATTCCATCTATTTAAATATACGTCTTTCCATTTTTTAGCTTTTTTAGAACAATACATACACTCCCACCCTAGTTCATTATTCGCTTGCATACAATGGGTACAAGTTATATTCTGTTTCCACCAAAGTTTTAGTTTCTCTATCATATATTTATTTATGTTTATTTATAACTGATAAAACTTCATTTACTTTATAATATTTTTCGTGGTTAAAAATACTTGAGTTACTATCACAATCTACTATTTTTAGTTCTTTCACAGCCCCCTCCACTGCTTCTAACTTAGATTTGATTGTTTTGTCTAGGATTTGGAGCCAGTAGTCAGTTATTTTGTCACCTACTTTATTGTATAGTTCCATTAGTACTTTTGTTTTGTCGTAATCTTCTTCACGATTAGGCGTAAACTTTATAGAATTTAGAAATGGAAATTCTTCTTCAAATTCACTCCTTATCTTTTGTTTTTCTGTGTCGTTCATAAGCTAGTCTATTATATTTAATGGGTCGCTAATAATCCAAAATCCATAACCACACATAAGATATATGGCAAATACGCTCGCTATTATTCCTATTGATATTCCTATACACTTTATAATTTGTTTCATATTATTTATTGTTCCCTACTTGATTAGAGAGGGTATCAAACTTATTTTTTATAATAAATACTCATTTCCCATTCAGAACACCCCATAGCAGAACCATCTACACATTTTCCTTTATGTTCACAATTTGGTGCTTGTGGATAATCTGGGTCGTGAACAAAATATTTACATCTACAATTCATCTTACAAGTACCAGCTGTATAATTAGGATTAAATGTAGTTAATTTAGAATGTTGGGAATGATAATGACTACACTTGCAAATTATATCTTCCTCTAAAGGATTTGGGCTAGGGACATCTTGTTTCTCTGGTTGGGGGGCGTGGCAAGTACAAAAACATTCACGACCTACAAATTCTGGTATATCGCATTGTCCACAACCTACACACTTCTTTTCCTCTTTGTTTGTATTTGATGACATATTGTCTTATTTACTTTAGATGATAATTATTCCTTACAATTCTGTATACCTGCCTTATAAGCTATTTCTATTTCTTTTAAAATCAAAATCTCTATGGCGTGGGATATTTCTATATTTTTGCCACGCAATATTTGAATTCTCTCTTTAGCACTTTCTTTAATGTTTTTTAAATTCATATATATTATCTTCTTAATGGTTAGTAATTTATACCTTTATAATAAACTCTTGCACAACTTAGCCCTAATCTTATCCAAAAAAACATTCCGTAAAAAACGTCTGTATGATGTTCTGGTTTATTACCCATTCTCGAAGTAATAACTGCACGATTACCACAAAATACAATTCCTATTTCTGGAATAAATCCACCACTTTTTGACTTATATTTCATTACAGAATTTCTCATATATTTTTGTTCTTAATGTTTATAATTTAATTATGTACCTGTGGGGGAGCCTGACAGTAAGTAGGAGCGTACGCCGTACTTAATCTGTTCTTCACCCCCAACGATACACAATTCTTTTAAAGTACGCTAAACGGCTCTATTACATTCATCACAAATCTTTTTATAATCGCCTGTTGGAATTCCACTTTCTGTCCTATATTCATTGTGGGTATCTTTATGCTCACACTCTTTCTCTTTAGCTGTTTCATCTAGGTAAGCAATGATTGCATTAATTCTATCTCTTTCTGTTGCAAAATCAGGATTGTATTTTTCGCTTATTATTTCCCCTATTCTTTCACTTGGTAATTTGCTCATATATTATTTATTTCTTAATATCATTAACTAATTTTTCATATTTTTCCCAACTCATTACAGCAAGAGTACCTAATGGGTGGCTGTAAGCAATTATTTTGCCTTCTTGGGCTTCTCTTATGGTAGTTTCTTGTGCAAATATGTTTTTACCGAAATGATATTCTTTGTTTATTATTTTGTCCATATTTATTTCTTAATTACTATCTACGACTGATAATATTTTAGTAATTGGGTTATCTTCTTTCAAACAAAATTCTTTAAACTTCTCACCTTCTTCTGTAAGCCAAGCTCCTCTTGGCGAAGTTCCATATTCAAGCATATCCATATGTACCAGCATTGATACTACAAACCAAAATTCAAGATTATTCATTGGGTGTTCTTCATTAAATCCAACATCTTTAACATCTACAGAGAAAAACTTTTTAATATATGTGTCGAGATAAAATTCTAATTCACCATAAAAAAGACAATTTGTGTCCTGTAGTTTATTTTTCCATTCTTTAATATGTTCCATATCTACAATAAATTATTTATAATCACTACCTCCATTAAAATGACTAGGATTAATGCAAAGGATAGTTTTAGGTGGTATAGGCATATTTCTTTTTTGTTACAGTTACATTTCATATTAAGGGCGAAGTTCGTTCGCTAACGATTGCATATTTCTAATAAGTACATACCAAGCAGGGCTATTTTTTACTTTTGGCTTGAGTTCTACTTTAGGCGATACCAAGTTAGGTGTTTTCGACCATTCGGCTAGACTTTCCAATTGCACCCTGTCTACTATTGCTTTTTGTACACTCCAGATTTCTACCATAAAATTCCCGCTAATAATAAACTACTAAATGCACACATTAAAATGATTGACTCTCCACTAGTTAATCGGCGGAAATGTATATCTGCTTCTTGCTCACGTTTTCTAATTATGTCTCTGTTCATATTATTTTAAGGCTTTGATTAGTTTTATATATATCTTTTCTGCGACCTTGAAAGATATTCCATAATGCTTTTTGAACTCTTTTTCGTCATTTTCGTTGTAATAACTATCAAGAGCTTGTAATGCGTAATTTCTATCTAATAACTCCACTAAAAACTTTCTTTCTTTTGCTGTTAGTTTTTCCATATATAATTCTTTGTGATTGGTTTGTTATAATAATTTAACCTCTCACATAATAAGTATATCGCTATCTAACATATTACACAAGTGGAAAACTAAATGACAAACTCTTAATTCTGTGTTGTATTATCTTGTGCAATCAAGTGCCTTATATACGCACTCTCCCCATTATATTTCTTTGCTTTCTTCTTTACTTGTTTGTCTGCTTCTTTGCTTATGCGGTATAAACGCTGAATTAAATTCTCTTTTTTCATATCTTTAATTAAATACTGCTACTAATTGCCCATCGACTTCTTTTAATGTTGGTCTATTTACCTTTGGTTTTTCTGTCATTATACTTGCGTACTTTGCCAATCCTTTAACCCACTTACCATCGTAATAGTCTATTTTAATTTTGTTTTCTTCTGCTAAATCTCTCAAGGCTCGCCCAACACTTTCTGCACTAAATTCAATCTTATCTCCGATAGGGTACAAGTCTACTTTTTTATGCCACCCTTGATTTGAGTTTATCCAATCAAGTAGGTATTTTTTAAGTTCTGGGCGTTTATCCTTGTTCATAACTTTTAATATATGCGTCAGTTTCTTGATAACTTGGAAAACTAATCTCGACCTGATGTTTTTCTCCTATAATCTTTGCTAACTGTTCATAGACTTTTGAAACTTCTGATGTGTCTAAATCTGCGGTACTGTCTTTGTCTAACATTGCTTTTTGTAAAGGCTTCCACAAATCCCTTTTTATTGCTTCTGGTGTCCACCAAATCTGATATGTAGGCTTTAAAACTAACCGCATATCCAATCCAAGTGTATTTAACTCTTCAGATAGATTTTTAAATAGCTTGTACATAGCGTTATTTTGCTTTTTGGTGCGTTGTTGTTTAATTGTGGTACTTTGTGTGCTTTTCATAGTTTATGTAGCTTAAAACGGAATATCGTTGCAATTAACACCAGTTATAGGGTCAATACAAGGTTCTCTTTCTGCAATAACTTCTTCTTGCTGTTGTATTGGTTCTACTTGTTGGACTTCTTGCTTCTCAACCACAGGAAATATATTAGCTTTTAATCCTATCGCTGGTATTTCTAATATCCTTGATGTTGAACCATCTGACTTATTAAATTCTGTCATTGTCCCTACATTAGCCCAAAATGTTTTTTCTACACCATCTTTGCCTATATACTTCTCTGGTTTACTTAGATTATATTTTTTCATAATTTTTTTCTATTTCTTTAATAATAATTTCGCCTTTTTTTAATCCTTCCTTTAATTTACTTTGCTTTTCTTCGTCTATCTCTACTCTTTGAATAAGTAATGACTCTTTATAGTTTGGGTTATAAGCTACGAAATCACACCACTTTCTACCTGTAAATAACATTTGTTGTTGCATTTGCCACTCATACTGGCTTTCAATTTCAAACTTACCTGTCTTTTTAAAGTCTATGATTGCTTTGAAATGTTTTGTATCTGCAAATGCTTTTATCTCAATCAATCCGTCTTCGTTCACTAATCCGTCAGGACTGGCACCACCTACATTTGATATTGTTTCGTCTGTAATAAATCCAACTTGTTCAACTTTGTTATGCGTTTTAAGTTCGTATATACTTCTAGCTAATGGTTCAAGTTCTACACCTCTTTCTAAATCTTTATTTGAGTATTTTTCTTTTTCGTTAATACTATATTTCTCAGCCATTTTATCCCAAATTAGAGTTTCGAGTCCTTTACCTGAATTACCAATTGCTTGAGCATTACTAGCACTTAATGGGTATTGTTCTTTTAACATAAACCATTCTTGGCTTCCTTGAATTATATCTTTATGAATTTTCATTTTCTTCTTTATTTACATTTTGAATAAATTCTTTTTGAGTTGTGACCAATAAATCAAATTCTTTTCCAAGCCCTCTATGCTCATTATATATATCTTCTAGTTGTGAAAGAGTTGTTGCATTACTTACACTATCTCTAATTTCGTTTGTAAGTGATGGATTGTTTACAATCTCATTCATTCCTATTGCTTGATATAGTCTGTCATAAGAAATATTATCTTTTCTGTTTAAGTCTTTACCAAAGATACGACCAAACTTTTCACAAGCATCTTTAATAGCAAAACTTTCGCTTGCTGGACTTCCTATTTGTACTGCACTAGAATTCATTTTATCAAATTCTGTTGCCCCACTTCCTTTTTGTACTTGTATAGGCATAGCTCCAATTCCGTCTTGCCAATCCCACTCTCCTGTTATTGGGTCTTGAACATATACTCGTACTGTTGTAACAATACTATTTGCAAGTAATTTAACTTCTTTAACTTCAACTCTCCATTTAGAGAATATCATTGTTAAAAGATACTCTACTCTTTCTATTGGTAAATAATTAAGGTTTTTTACAAATGGGTGTACTCTTACCCATTCTTTTTTTGGCTCTGCATTCAATATGATGTTTAGAGCATTTTGCTTTTCAACAAGAGCTTTATCATTATACAAATCTGTAAGTGTAGGTATCTTTTTTTTGACTGTTATTTCTTTAGAGTTTGGTTTCATTTTATTGTAATTCTTCATCTAATATTTCATAATCTCGACCAGTTGCTTCAAAACATTCTTTTCTACTATCTTCTTTACTAAAAACACTTTTTAGAAAATCGTTGTACTCATTTGTTGATTTTCCTCTACTTGATGGCATACCTTCTCGATTGCCATATAAGATATAATTCATAATACTTATAGCTCTCATAATATTTTTTCTCCTTAACTTTGTTGATGACTAATCAACCTTATGTATAGATTATAGCGTATAGCGATATGTATTGCAAGCTACCTTGTATGTTAATTTTTGTTACGCCTGATATTTGTTATCTTGTCAAGTTCCTTACTAATATCTCCCTTTACTTCGCCCCACTTACTATCTTTTTTTATCTTGGATAGTATCTTATATACTTTTTGTATAGTATCTATTCTTTCTTGGTGGATTATTGAGGTCATTTTGATTTTTCGTATTCCTCTATTTCTTTTAATTTATTTGCGTCAAAACTTGCACAATACTGACAATCCATTTCTACTATTGTTCCATTGTCATCTCCCACATCACAATCATATTTCCCTGTATTATTACAAGTAGAACAAATACGGTTTGGATTACGATAACAATTTCCTTCGTGCCAAGCAATTTTTCTTTTAATTCCACGCTTTTTGCAGAAATCGCATTTATACTTTTTTTGTGTTTTTACTTCTTTCATATTTTTGTACTCTCCTTATATTGATAATAAGTTAGTTTAGCACCGCCAAAAAATCTTTTTCCAAAACTTCCGTGTCTATTTTTATAGTCTTTACAGATAGAAAGGAATTGATAGAGTTCTTGGTTGGTTTTTAATAATGCTAATTTCATCGCCACGCCACGACCTGTCATTGGCTTGTACTTTGTGCCTATTCTCTCTTTGTTTATTTCTTCTAGGAATTGCTTAATAATATCTTGCCTTTCGTTTGTTATTTTAGACTTTTCTTTAATCGGTATGCTTAGTAAGCTAAAGAGGGGTTTTATTTCATTGTACTCATATATTTCATCCATTAGAATAGTGTGTTACTTATGCTTTTAATGCGGTCTTCTGCTATCTTGCAGTATTTTTCATCTAATTCAATCCCTATGTAATTTCTATTAAGCATTTTAGCGGAAACACAAGTCGTACCAGCTCCCATAAATGGGTCTAACACAACATCGTTTTCATTGCTAGATTTTCCTATTAAATAAGCACATAAGTCTTCTGGCTTTTTAGTTGGGTGTTCGTCGGTATTTACTCGGTTAAAAAATAACACATTAGTATCTCTTCCCCCATTAAGTAATCTTCTCCCTTTATGTGCATATAAAATAAATTCTGTCTTATTTGCATAATCCCCCTCTAGGTCGCCGCTTGTATGATTATTCTTAATCCATACCAAAGTTCTTTTTGGAGTAAATCCTACTTTTTCTAAAATATGTCTAAAATCAGATATTGCGTAATCATTACAAAAGATATAAATGTGGGTATTTTCTTTTAGAACTCTATATGCTTCTTTTAAAAACGGCTCTACCCACTCCAAAGAAACATCGTTATCTATCTTTTCGTGTTTATCAGTCCTCCTGGAGGACTGATAATTCATTCCGTAGGGTGGGTCTGTAAGTATCAAGTCTACAGAATTTTCCGCCATTCCTTTCATAATTTCAAGGCAGTCCCCGTTCTTTATTTCATTTGCTTCAAAGTGTTCCATAGATTAGTAAATTTGTCCTTCTAAAGATAAATCGCCCGCATCTATCGCCATATCTCTAGTTACATATCGTCTTTCTTCATTTTCCTCGCAACCGCAGTGTATTAGCTCGGCTTCGTCTTGCTCTTTCTGTGAATAAAAAGCTGGATTTTGTTGCCATTCTCCGCAAGCTCCGCACCTTGTTAGCTTCTCTTCATTTGTAGTTTCGTCTTTGAACATAGAGGGGTTAAATATTGCGTAATTTTTCTAATGCTTCATTCGCACGCTTAACAAATAATTCCATTTGATTCACTGAAAATTCTTTAGACAGAGGGCAGTTTGTCCAATTTGGGCCACTACCGTGTTCTATAGAATCATCTCCACTTTCAGCACCAATTATTTCCCAATTATCACATTGATGAGGAAGTGATACGGAATATGAAAAGCACTCTTTCCCATTAATTGTTAGTGGTGTTTTAATGACTTCAAATTCATAATCTTCTTTAAATGTTTGTCTATGTGCCATATATTCTATTTCTTACTTTTAATAAAGTGTGGTGTTAAGTCTAATAAAGTTATTCTTCATACTTTGTGTATTCTCTTTGAATAAATGCGGACATTTCTTTTGGATAACCGAATATTTGCTCTAAGTAATCAGTTATATTTCTTCGAGCGGGATAATTCTTATCCTCAATCAATTCTATAATGGCAATTATTTCTTCTTTGTGATTTTCCCAATTCATATATATTACTTTTTATTATCTAATAATTCTAACAAAAACTTGTTGAAAGATAAACCCGACCTTTTTCGTCTATCCTTTAACTTTTCCCAAGTTCTTTCATCCATTCTTATTGTTTTGTTTTTATACTCTAATGTTTTCATATTTACGCAATGGCAATAGCCCATACTAAAACCCAACCCCCAATCTATCCAATCCACCAAGGTAAAGCATTACTTCTACACCTCGATTACAATGAACTCTATACCTTTAAAAGTTTAGATTATTCATTGAGATATTGATTTATAAAGAACATCTTTACCTATGGAGCCATTGTTTCGATTGTACGCTTGCCTACACCATTTAAAGTCCGTGTATATCATCAGCATTAGATTTGGGCGACTTGTCTTTTCTAAAAAGAAAAAACCCTTTCACAAGAGTTGGAAAAAATTGCTTTAATCCAACGCCCTGTGAAAAGGTTCTTAAACTATTTCAGGGGGTTTCTTGTGGCACGATTACTCGTACAAATAAATTATAGCATACTCTCTAAATAAAACACAATAGCATCTTCATCTCCAACTGTGTATAACTCAATCATCTTTAAATAGAAAATAATATCTGCTTTGATAGTTTTGTTTCTTAATTGGCGTAATTTTTCTACTCTTTCCGCACCATATTTTTCTATCATCTTTAAAGTGTAATCAATCTTTACTTTTTCTTGTACATATCCGATATTACACGCACCTCTTTGTCCGTGCATATTATGTGGGTGATAGCGTAAAATTGCACCACAAGAGCCACTAGGTTGCCAATGCCCACATTGAAATTGTTGACCTTCTGCTGGCAATCCACAATCAAAACAAAATCCACCAATAAAATCTTTATCTTTGCTATCACGCCTACGCACAAAATTATGACTTAGAATTTCCAAGTCCTTTTTTGCTTTCTTTAGCCGAGCTGGCATTGTGTCTCTTTTTTTAAGTTTTTTCATTTATAGGTTTTATTAAATAATCTGTGTCGCCATCAATATTAAAATTGAATAAATCTCCTTCTTCTTTGGGTGGGAATAAATCAGTTAAAAGTTCTACTATTTGCTCAAATTCTTCTTCGGTAAAGTTTAATCTTTGGGACTCTTTTTTGTTTTCCTTTGTAATAAAAACATCTAGGGTAAACTTCCCTGTGTAGTCTTCAAATTCTTTTTGGTAGGGGCTTAACATATTATTTTTTACAGTTATTATGCCAGCAAACTATACGACCATTAAAACACGCCACATAGTCTACTTTGTCATTATCTTTTATTAGTTTTTTACAGTTTATACAAGTACATCTTGTAAGTTTTCTGTGGATAGAGCCGAATTGGTCTTGCCATAATTCTAGGTATTGCTCGTTTGTTATTCCGTGTCCGTCTATTTCACTAGCGTATAAATTCATATGTTAAATAAATTAGGTTTGTCTTTTAATCTAGCTTCTATTATTGGTATATACTCAGGTGTTAGTTCTATGCCTATGTAATTAAATCCTAAATTTTTAGCAGCAACTAATGTTGAGCCACTACCTGCAAATGGGTCTAATACTGTGCCACCTTTTTTAGTTACAAGTTTTACTAGGTATTCCATTAGAGCTATGGGTTTAACTGTTGGGTGGTTGTTTTTCATAACTCCACCTCTGCCATAAGGTGTCTCGTCTATTGGAGTAGCCCAATTTTCTCTTGCTGTCTCTAGTGTGGGTCTAAATTCAAATACTGAAGGTTTCTTCTCATCTAACCCCTCACACCCTTTATTTCTTTCACTCTTACTTGCTTTGGCACAATAAAAGAAGCGTGATGCTGAACCTGAATCAATTTTCCAGTCTGTTTTAGTTCCAGTTCCACCAAAGCCAGTTCCCAGAAAACTATTCTCTTGGTTGTTTACAGAGTTTTTATTACCACCCCCACTCTTTGTCTGTGGAAACAACCCTACTACCTCATCAGAGCCATCGTGGATTAGGTTGGCTGGGAATCTGCCAGTAATATCCGACCTATCACTTCTATCTAAACCCTCAAGACCTCCGTGATTTAATGAATAATCATTTGCATTACTTGTTTTACTTGGTCTTGCAGATTGTCCTTCTTTTTTGTCTTTCTCACTTGTATATTCCACCCTACTTTCATCTATATTCACCCCACCTGTTCCCCATTTCAAAACATTCTCTGCCACCGTTTTTTCACTTAAAGGTTTACGAGCTACTGTGATAGGTTCTAGTGCTGGTTTAAGAGCTGTTCCCCAACCTTCCCATTCATTATTTATTTCATAGACTGGTATCTCACCACTTATTTGTTTTCCACCCATACATTTACCAGCGACATATTCTTTGTTATATGAATATCCTTTAGTCCCAGTTTCACATTTAATGCCTTGTTTAGTCCCTATTTGTTTAAGATTTTTTAGTCCACCAACATTTATCTTTTCAACATCTTTGCCAATGTTTCTACTTTTTGGAAATCCACTCCCATAAATCCACGCAATCATATCTCTTATCTCAAATCCAGCATCTTCTATTCTTACTGCCATTCTGTGTTGAGTTCTAGTTCCAGCAAAAGCAAGTAAATAACCTCCTGGCTTTAATACTCTCAAACACTCTTCCCATATCTCTTGGCTAGGAACATCGTAATCCCATTTCTTACCCATAAAGGAAAGTCCATAAGGCGGGTCAGTTACAATAGCGTCTACACTATTAGCATCTAATGTTTTCATTACTTCTAAACAATCTCCTAAATAGACTTTATTCATAGATATATTGTAGCACTAATTTTAAAAAATAGGTGGGGAAAACCAATAATCCGCCACTCATACCAAACGGAAAGTAAGGAGCATTGTATTGCTCTAAAGTACGAATGACGGATTATTAGTATGTTACATCCTACAAAAGATGTTTATTTATTTTACCATAAGAAAACAAAAACACCAGAGTATTATTAGGCTCTGATGCTTTTAGTAGAGGGAGAAGTTGGTCGTTGAATTTTATATGAAAAAATATCTCTATATATGTTTTTTTGCCTTCGAGAACTCGATGAACTTGTCGCCAGATGCCTCTACACAATCCAGCAGTAAATAAATTATACGCTTGCAAAAATTGTTTGTCTAGTTTTCCACTAGCTTTTTTCTGTAGTAAGTACATAATTATATTAAATACATTGAAATATGGAACAAAATATTGCGGAAAAAGTTGCTCACGAGGTAACAGAGGCTATCAAAGACCTCGACCACCTCTATGTTGTTATCCTTGTTCGTGAAAATGGCGAGCGAGATGTTAAAATCAAAGTTAAAGGAGGGCATTATGCTAATTAGCTACAACTGTTTTTATTGCAACTCTAAGCAGTACAATGAAAACCCTCCATTAAAATCTGAGAACTTTATGCAAGAGTTCTACTCCTGTAGATGCAACCAATGTAAAACAGTTAATACTGTTATGTGTTACAAGCCAATGCAAATGCAATTACAATTTCCACCCTTTAAACTAAATTAGTATGGCATCGTTCTTTATTTTCCTTATCGTGCTTTATTGGCACACTAGGACTCCATTAAGCGAGTCCGAAATGAAATCTAAGTAGATAGATTACCCAATCATATATATCTGCTAGGGCTACTCATAACTTGTAGCCCGACCAAAAAGAAACCACCAATCTTTATGAAAGGTGGTTTTCTCTTATGTTGAAAGTTACTGCGTAACCCAGACTATTTCTTTAGGATATACCCAGTAAAAATGCGTATAATAATTCCGTGAAAATTAGATTTAATTTCAATATAAAAAAATGTTATCAAATCTTTTCTTCTATACGACTTACCTTAAACCAAACAGTCCTCTTAATAATCTAAACACTACTTTATTTTACAACACACAACTATATTTGTACAACTAAAACTGTGCAAAACTATTCAGACTGCGTATCTATAACTTTTACTACACCAACAAAATTACCATCATTTGTAGTCAAGAAATTCTTTACAAAAGAAGTTAATATACCCATAACTGCTACATCTATTAACGCATACCAATCCAATCCGAAAATACTTTTATGTGCAATTATGGCTAATACCATTGCTAGCAATCCGTAAACCAAAGCACTTTTAACATTTACCCAAGATATAATTCCAATTCCATTTGTTTTCATAAAATATTAAAAAAATAATTAACTACTAAAAATACCATTACTATCCAGACTAGCTTCATTTGTTTAATTCAGCATTAGTCTTACTTCCTACAATTCCATCTGCAACCAACCCTTTAGCCTTTTGAAAAGCTTTTACAGATGATAATGTTAGTCTTCCAAAGAAAATGTCAGGTGTAAGATTTTTAGGATAAAAACCTAAGAACTGTAATTTTTCTTGTAATGCCCGAACTTCTTCACCTTTACTTCCAAATCTAAGTGTAACATGAAACATGTGATGATTATCAAATACTCCTTCTGAATTATAAGTCATACTCCAAGCTTCCCACATATAAGGAAAATATTCTGCACCAACCCACTGCCAACCATTATCGCCACACTCTTTACCCCAAGAATTTAAGAATGCAACCATAGGTTTTCCATCAACCATTTTTGCTTTACCAAAATATACCCAATGACGGAATGGGTCTCTTACTCCGACTGGTGGTTTTGGATATTTAGTTCTCCAAGTACCATTGTTATTTCCTGTTATTCCAGCAACAACCCCACCACAATTTTGGATTGCTTTAGCAAATGCATCAATGTTTAAATCTACAGCAACATAAGCCTTCTCTTTATTTGTTAGTGCGTTAGCAAATGCTTCAGCTGTAATATCAGTTTTTCGGCTTACAGAGTCCTCTGTTAGAGGTTTTGGTAACGGACACAGAACTTCACTCGCAACACCTTTTTTTACGCACAAATCGCAATTATCACGTCCTATACTTCCTCCATTTCCAACCTTTGTGTGAGCATAGATAAACTTCGGTGCTTTTACTTCACGATTAGTTGGGTCAAGCACATAGGACAAATAACTCCAAGCAAATCCACCGCAAGAACTTGTTAGTCCTTGGTCTTTTGCATCTATTTTTCCTACTACATCTTCAATGTCAAATCCTTTACTCCAGTCAAAAGGAGCAGAAGAATAACCAACCTCATTAAAACTGTAATCTCGGTCATCTATTGGACTTGGTATTGCACCTGTGTAATATTGTTCCATATATTTATTTAACTAAATTATTAAACTCATTAATTTTCTTTTGGCGTTGCTCTTTCGACTTTGCACCACCCCAGTATTTATCAACATATATTTCTGCATCTGATAACTTTGGATTTCTTTTCTTCATTAGATTAAAGTATTTAACACCTGCATCTATTACATCTTTTTCATTATTCTTGTCAAATGTATTACCTATTAGTTTTTGGTTTTTTAGTTCTTTAATTGCAATTTCTGTGAGTCCCATAAGCCATTTCTTTTCTCCTGCATCTGCATTAGCTTTGTTTGTACCACCAGATGACTCTAGTTGCATAATTGCTTTGCCTAATTTATCACTACTATTTGATTTTACTTCTTTTGGTCTTTCATATGTAATAGCATTTCTGTTTGCAATACTTTTTACAGCACCTATACCAGCCAAAGCACCTGTACCAGCTAAAGCCCCACCACCAACTAATCCAAGTTGTACTTTACCAAATGCTTCTACTGGCATCTTTCCTTGTTCTTTAGTAATAGGTATTTCAATCCAGCTTACACCTTTGTCGTCTACTATTCTTTTACCACCGAATTTGTTTAGATATTTCTGTACATCTTTTTCATAAAATTTGTATATAGGATTGTTTGTGTCTACTTTTACAGATATATCAAAGGTTTCTTCATAGTTTGGTCTTGCAGAAGTTGGAGTATTTAATGAGTCTTTATATTCTTTTGACATTACTTCCCATCGGTCTTTAGGCACAGCTTTAAACTTCCCATCTCCGAGTACATCGGTGATTATCCAAGTATCTCTATCTACTGGTCTGCCATTATTTACTTCTATTCTTTGTTGTGATACTTCAGAACCAACTTTTATATCTTCTTTATTTAATTTGAACCAGTCTGTTAATCTTCCATTACTATCCCTATTTATATTACGAAATTCTGTATTCTGCCCCAACCCCTCAATCTTCATAGCAGTTTCTCCAGTAGGAAATTGTAGTTTAGTTTTACCATCTTGTGAGGCTTTCTTTATTTCTTCTCGTACCATACGGAAGTGAGCTGTGGGGTCGTTGTATTGTTGGAGTTTGTATTTTTGTTGTGCAATTTTATCACTTAAAATCTTTTGTGCTTTTTCAGAAAGTTCTTTATAGGATTTTTGTGCTTTTAGATTCTTCGGTGATTCATCCCAAGCCCAGCCATAGTCTGCTTCTGCTTTTTTGAACTTTGCTAATTCTGATTTGGATAGTGTAGATTCAATTTCTTCTGTAGAAAATTCTTTTGGAAATTCCTTCTCCAAATTCCCCTTCTGATACAAATCACTCTGTACTTCTATTACTCTACGAGTTTTATTGTCTGCCATATCTTCTATACGGGTGTGACCGAAGTAGTTTTCTACCCCATCTTTTGGCTGTCCGAAATGTACTTGTCCAGCTGAAGTTTTGATAGGACTTTCATATATTCTTTCTTCATAGTTCTTTACATTTCCTCGTAGCTCATCTGGTAGTGCTATGCTTTCATATCTTCCACCTGTTCCACCTCTCGCAGTTGAATACATATCTCGTGCTTTGTTTACTTTCAATGGCAACAATTCACTCTTTACTTTATCAGCAAATTCTTTGACGTTTATTTGTCCATCAGGCATTGTGTCTAGTACTTGTCGTGTTATATCTCGTTCTACTTGTTTTAGTTCTCCTCTGTTTGTAGCGTCAAGAATATACTGTTTTGAGACAGTAGTTTTACCTTCGAGGTCTTTTAGGATTTTAGTGGTTAGATTACCTTCGTTTTTGTAACCTATACTTGTCGCAAATCCACCTTGTTTGTTAGGTGTATCTTTTATTTTCTTTGATAGATTAAGTGTAGGTTTATTTTTATCTGGGATATATGTTCTATTTGGCACAATTTCAGTTCCTTGCTCTATTGCTTTTCGGCTTGGAATATTTATAGGCTTTTGCAAACCTTCGTATTTTGTATTGGGTGCAGGTAATTGAAGTTGTGGTTTAACTTTTTCTCTATTTATTATTTTAGCAGGTGCTTCATAAGTAGTAGGAGCCTTAGGAGCTTTCATTGGAAATGGTGAAAACTTTGGTGTACCAGCTTTAGGTGCAGGAAGCATTAATCTACTTTGCTTTAAGCCAGCACTAGGCATTTTAGTTTCATTTGGTATCTTTGATACACCTTTTATAGCACTCTTAACACTTCTTAATCCTTGTGTATTTCTTAATTTACCAAAAATACCCTTAAATAATCCCGAAGCAAGTGTTCGAGCCATAAAAGCAGGATTACCAGTTAATGTCGCAAATGCTGTATCTAATATTGCATCATCAGCAATGTCACCAACATTAAACTTTTTGTTTGCTTTTTTAGCTACAGATACAAGTAGTCTTTCAAGGTCTTTAATATTGGACATAGACTCTGCATATCCTGTACGGTCTGTAATGGTATTTAATTCTTTTCTAAATCCTTCAGCTATATCATTTGCTATTCTACTTGTAGCCATATCATCAATAGTGCCTTTTTCAAATCTATTCTTGAATTTAGTATTTACATCTTGCACCCAATCAAATATTTTTTCTGCATCACCACCTGTATTGTCAATTTGTTTGTAAAGTCTACTTGCTGTTGCAGGTGTTATATCACCATTATTTACAGCTTCTTTTATGACTCTTTTTGCATCATCTGTTTTTAATGTAAATCCTTTTGCAGACGCTTCTTTAACAGCAGTACGAGCATTACCGACTACTTTTTGTCTAAGTTTACTTAAAGCAGAAATAAATTCATTTCCGTTAGCTTTCTTAATGTCAAATGCTTTTGTTGCACCTGAGCCAAGTGGAGCTTTTGAGTCTGGTATTTTAATATTTGGTGACTCATTAGCTAGTAATTCTAAGCCTTTTCTGCTACCATAAGCAATTTTATCAAGTTTTTCTATATCACCAGTAACACCCTGATATGCCTTGCGAATATCTTTGTCAATTAATTGTGAAGTAAAATCTGCTGGAGTTTTAGAGAATGCTCTAGATGCTCTAGCACCTGCACCTCCTAATATAAAGCCACCTGCTCCACCTGCCGCAGTTCCAAATAAAGTGTTACCTATTGTTTCAGCCGCACCTTTGTCTTCTTGTAATGAAGTACCAGCACCGCTTAATCCACCCTGTACCAATCCTTCTTTACCTACATTTTTAGCTGTTTGAAATACAGTCTTCTTAAAAGGCTGTGTAACAACATTTTTAGCAATACCAAATCCTTTTGCAACAGGAATGTTAGAAGCAATGTCAAGTCCAGTTCCGACACTATCTTTTAGTGCTTTTGTATTCTCTGGTGTCAAGCCTTGTGTTACATCAAATCCTTCTCCAATTGGTCGTACATTTCCAAGAAATTCAGAAGTAATACCTGTTGGTGTTTTTCCTTGTGCAACTTCTCCAATCGCTTTTACACTTGCACCGAGTTTAACAAAAGGTTTTACAATACCTCGGACAACATCACCTGCAAAAGTAGGTTTTACATTATCGCCAGTTCCAACAGGAAGTCCTTGTGAAATTCTACCTTCACGAGTTTCTGGGGCATTTTTTGAAGCTCTATATGCTTCTAATTCAGACTTTATGTCTCCTTTTGGAGCATTACTAACTAACCCGCCAAAAGTATCTCCTACGGGGCTTGTGGATTGTTTAGAAGCCCTATAAGCTTCAAGTTCTGCTTTAATTTTTTGTGTAGTATCCATATTATGCATAGTACCCCTCTTGACGAGCGATAGCTTGAACTAAATTACTAATTGGTATCATTTTTGTATTTGTTGTTGGAGATACACCAAGAATACTTGCTACACTTTCACCCCAATTTGGGTCTTCAGCATATACTTTACCTAGCTCTGCAATAGTTGGGTTAGCTGGTAAATATCTACTTCTACCATTCACTTTAGCTTCCAAATCCATTTTCATTGCTTCAAATCCTGTCTGTTCATCTGGAAAAATTAAATGTCCCTGTCTATCAACACCGATTGCTAATTTGTCTGCAAGTCCACCTTGTTTTACATTCCCTGGGTTTTTATTCTTCTGTGGAATGTTGGAAGCTGTCGTTTTTCCAACGTTACTGAAACTTGATTGTATTTCAGCATCTGTATACCCTTTAGTTTTCAAAAACTGTATTTCGTCTGATGTTAATTGTTCACCACCTGCACTACCAGAATTTACAGCAGTCAATCCTTCTTTTAGTTTTATTAGTTCTTTTCTAAAATCTTCATCTGATAGGTTTCTACCTATAGCACTTGCGGCATTAGCCAAAAGTCTTTGTTCAGCATCAGAAATTGCACCTGTTCCTTTAAGATATTTAATGTTGTCAAGAGATAATAATCCTTTTAGTTGATTGTATTTATTTTTAGCTAAAGCAGCATCTCCAAAAGCACCACCAAGAAGTTGGTCTGTTGGTCCAGAAATTCTGCTTAATCCTGGATTTAACAAAAGCTCATCAATAACAGAAGATACTTGCTTACTTATTTCTGATTGTGGTTTTCCTTGTGTAGTTGTACCTTGTGCAACAGCATTTTGGTATTCATCTGGTACATCAGTTATTTTTCCTCCGTTCTGTACATATTTTACCCAAGCATCTGCATTTTGGTCTACACCTGGTGTGTATGTTCCACTTGTTGTAGAAGCACTTCCACCTCCTATTTTTTCATATTGTCCTGTAGATGAATTGTACTCGTACCTAGTCTGGTCTTTACCTAGTGAAAATCCTTCTTTATTTTTTAGTGCTGCTTGTTCAGCTTCATACACACTTTTACCTGCATTTATATAATCATTATATGTATCTTTAGCTAGGTTAGCAGAAGCAACTGCTGCATTTTCTTCTAAAGCACCATAAGCACCTTCAAGATTTGCTTTTCTTCCTATTTCGGATATGTTCTTTTGTGTTCCACCTAACAATCCACCTGGTGTATATCTTTCTTTTTCCTGAGCTGCAATAGCATCAAGTTCAGCTTTTCTGTTTCTTGCTTGTACTTCGTTTACTCTAGTTAATGCACTTTCTTTTGCTGTTGATAGCTTAGTACCTTTTTCTGGACTAAATTGTCCTCTTAAGTATTCAAGATAATCATTTTGTGGATTACTTACTGGAGCTGACGGTGTAGTCGGTGTTGTTGGTGTATCTATTTTAGGTGCTCCTGTGTTTGTAAGATTATTTATGAATGTTTCTTTTGGATTAGATGTAATAGAAGGTGTGTTTGGTGGTGCAATTACTGTTGGTTTTGGTGAAGTAGCACCATTTGATGTGTTTGGTTTTGGTACAAGTGTCTGATTAACCACTGGTGTAGTTGGCTTAGGTGTAACAAGCCCACCAAAGTTACCTGTTGTTGGTTTAGGTGTACCTAAAAATCCAGTTCCTAAGTTTGGTTTTTTAGTTTGTGTTAAATTGTTTATAAAATCTTTTATTGTTGCCATATAATTTTGTTAGAAACCAGTTGCTTGTTGCCAAGGATAATAATAATTGCGACCGCTTGTATTTATTCCATTTAAAGGTGGTATATATCCGCCCTCTTCTGTTTCTCCTTCATTTGCCAGCATTTGACTTATTATACCACCATATTCCTTAGAATAACCTGCTTCATTACCACCGTCATACATTAACCAATATTGTTTTGCTCTTTCTGTATCTTTTTGGTTAAGCCAATACAATGCACTTGCTCTGTAAACAACAGCAATATCATATGCTTCAGGAATTACAGAGCATTGTCCGATTGTGTATGCAGCACTTCCTGCACTAATTGCTGTACCTTCATAAGGTTTTGTAAGTGTAATTTGAGTAGCAGATGTATATCCAGCAATTTCATACCAGAAACCATCACCACCATTTGCCGCAGTTGTTTGTGTTATTTGTATGTATCGTCCAACCATATCAGCAGTCCAATTAGTTCCACTTCCTACAACAGCAGTTCCACCATTTGCAACTGATACAATCGTTCCTGTTGTATAATCGGCTATTGACAAATCTCTAGTATTAAGTCTTCCTCGTAAAGTGATTAGATTACCTGTTACTGACGGAATTGGCTGTATTTTGAATGTTCTATTCTCTATATAGGTAAAATAAGGTACCTGTTGTGTGCCTAAATGGCTCTGTAGGACGTTTTTCCATAGAGTTGGGTCATATATCATTCTTGGGGCATAGATTGTGTCTGTGGACGAACCAGAGCCATCATATATATACATATCTATTAGTTTACGGTATTTATTTGGTATTTGATATGTTTGCTGGTCTGCAACTGTTGTCATATCAGAAGTGCTTTCTAAAAACCTAAGTTTTCCACCTTGTAAGTTACAGATAGTCCGAATACTATCGTTTATATTTGTTGTTATAACCGCCATTGCTGTTGTATCACTTGTATTCACATTACAGAATGATGCAGTATTATTACGAAATGTTGTGTATGTACGCATTTTATTTATTGTGTTATTGTTATGTCCTCATTACTAAAGATTGCAAACCTATGAAATTCCATATCGCCTGTGAACTCCATACAACACTTTATTTGAATTTGTGTGTTGCTTCCTCCGATTGCTAAACTCTCCCAACTCTTTACTAAACCTGTAACATCTGGGTAAAGTTTAATCCATTTCTGAAATCGTGCCTTTGCTGTACCTGTTACTCCTGTTACTGCTGTATCAAGTGTTACTGTATATGTTCCTGCATTATTTACTACACTTGTAATATGAGTACAACTTCCACCACCTGTTCCTTGCATTACTTCAACTTCTCCACCTGTTGTTCCATTAAATCCTGTTGCTGTTGGTCCATAAGCTGATACATCTGTTGTTGTTGTAAATGTTGTTGTACTTGTCCAAGTGATAGTTGCTTGTATTGGGTCTTCTTCTATTAATCTATACTTATATACTATTTTATCACTAGATGTTAAAAATCTCTTGTGTATATCCCATAGTCTTTCAAACTTGTCTTGCACTTCTTCTGTATTAAACCAAGTTGTAACAAAATAACCTCTTTTTTGTCCTTCTGTATCACTTGAAGCATCTACAGGACTATCAAGAAAAATTGCAGATTTTGATACTGTAGCTGTAGTGTAGACATTAGCACCTGCTAAAATTGTACCTCTACCTGCTCCTGCTGGTGTCGCTCCGTCTACAGTAAAAGGATTGTACTTTATTGCACCAATCATCAATATACGGTTTTGACCATAATCTGTGATAGTTGAACTAGCTAAAGTTTTTAGTGTGAATGAATATTTATGTGTAAAGTTAAATGTATCTAAATCTAATTCCCAAATTCCTGATGGTAAATTTTCAGTAGTAACATTTACAGTATCACTATTTAAATTGTTTACAGCTACTAATAATGTATTATTTTTTGTTGGAATAAATCCGTTAAAGTGCACAAATCTACCGTTTGTAGGAGATGCTAGAGTAGCATTTTGTAGTAATTCTCTGTTAATAGGCAATCTTGCAACTTCATCAAATGATGTACCATTATATTTTAAAATTCTGCCTTCTGTATCAATAGCATATGGAATATCCCTATGAATAGCTAAAGCTAGACAACCAGCATTGGGTAATGTAAAAGAGTTTAATGCGGTCGCTGAAAATCCGTCCCATTGTAGGATAGTTCCTTGTGAGTCATAAACAGATAGTGAACCTGCACCATTTTGCTTTAGACAACCAATCCATATATAGTTTGAAGTTGATTTTATTGAAGTTATTGTACCTACTGAAGTTGTTACATCTATAAACTTGTTAAAAGTTGCTGCGTTATGTGCTACATCGTCAGTACCGATAGAACTAACTTTTGTTGTTGTGTCTACATAGTATAATCTGTTATAGAATTTGAAATACTCTAAATCATGACAAGAACCTGTTTCTAATGTATCTCTTGATGTCCAAGCTGTTGCACCAGCTGCTTTACTATAAAGAGTAGTTGATGTGGAAGCCCATATTCTACTGTTGAAAACAGCCAAGTCTGAACCATTTATGTAGTTAGTTTGAAATCCTGATGAAGCATCTTCTGTGAAAGCATATGTTATAGAACTTGTACCACCTGTTGTAAAAATTCTTGTTCCACATATAGCCCACCAACTATCGTCAAAGTATTCAAAGGCTGTTGGTATACCTAAATCAGCGTCATCAGAAGATGAAGTATTTATTACCATTTTTTGTGCAAGCCTAATTACACCTAAATTACTTTGAAAATCAAGGTTAAAAGATGACCAAATACTACCAAAATCATCTGAACGATTTGTCTGTAAAAATTGATAGTTCTTGTTTTGTGGTGGAAAAAAGTATTTCATAAATTATTGATAAAAATAAATGTATTGCGACCCTACTCCATCAGTTGTAATATCTACTATATCTCCAACACTTCCTTGAACAGTAGTTATTTCAAAAGTTAATCCTGTTGAATTGATTATAAAGTAATCTGTAGTTCCAGATGTATCAATAGGCGATGGTGCTGTATCACTAGTAGAAAAATAAACTTGTAAGTCATCATCAAAAGGTAAATTTGTAACAGTAAGTTTATTGTTTGTTGTATTAACAGTATATGGGATAAACGTATTAGCACCAACTTCAAAATTAAAGTTTCCTTGTGTTCCAGTATAATATATAAATGTATGGCTAGATGCACCAACTGTTTCAATATTTACTTGTCTTGTTATACGCATAAAATTCTGATTTAGAATATTTATACTTTGAATATCAAGAGGAAAAGAAAGCTGTTGACGAGTACGTTCCTCTTTCCATTTTTCTAAATCTTTTATTCTTTTTTCTAATTGTGTTATATCCATATAATTTACATAAACATAAAGAAGTTACTACTATTTGTTGCGACCTCAGGTTTTAATGCTACTGCAATATTTCCTTTTAAAACACCTAACTGAGAAGACCCTAAAGTAGATGTTATATTTCCAAATGAACCACTACTACTCCATACAAGACTTGATACAAGTAGTCTTAAAGAAGAAGCAACAGCATTATAGTCATCTGTCCACCCAGATATAGGTGTTGCATCTTTTGTGTTTGTTGTGTTGGCTGTTACTGAACTAAAGTATATAATAGCAGAATTTATAGCACCTACACTTCCTAAAGATACACTCATTGTGGTACTATTTCCATCTTGATTACTTGCACTTATATCTATTGGGTCAGATATATTAAATCCTCCTCTCCAAGTAAGTATTGTAATACTTGTGTTAAATGAACCACCACCACCTGTCCAAGACCAAGAAGAACCTTCAGATGAAGCAACTTTCCAATACACAGCATGTTGACTACCATTTATTACACTTTCAAGTAAAGTCCAACCTGATGGTATACCACTAGGAAGTGTACTATCCTTTGTAAAGATGTCTGCAAAAATTATATCATTATCAACAGTACCTGTTGGTTTATTACCAGTTACAGTAGAACTTGTTGTTACGTTATTTGTTGATGCTACAAATGTAAATGACATATAATTAACAAGTTGCTATACATTGCCAAATACTACCATTGAACTCGAAGCCGACTCTGAGCATGGTACTAATAACTGTTGTGGTTGGTAAAGCTACAGTTGTTGCCCCAAAAGAAGCACCCCAAGTTATAGCTCTAGCTGTTCCGTCATCTGTAAATCTAAATTCAATTTTATCTCCGTCTACTGGTGTACCTGAAAGGTTTGTTGTCATAGAAGTAATAGCTGCGTTCAAACCTGTGAAGTTCATTATATCTACGTTGTCAGTATTTGTTGTTGGTGTTGCACCAGGAGCGTTTGTGGTAATTAAACGTCTTGTTACTCTCTTATTTGTTAGTGTGTTTGTGCTTGATATTGAAGGTATCGCAACGCCACTTAATGTTGGTGCATTTGTAACTTCTAAATCAGTAAACCACCCTTTAGTTACTCTTGAACCTGTAGTAGCAATAGAGCCAGTCATAGTCAAACTTTGTGTTCCCAAAGCAACAGTACCATTAAATGTTTGTGTTCCTGTAAATGTGTTTGAAGCATCTGTGCGAGCAATTGTTGCAGATGTGGAAGGAAATGTCATTACAGTTCCATCAGTACCAGAAAAAGTAAGTGTATTTGTTACAGCAAGAGTTTTTGCATTTGTAAGTGTAAGTGTTCCTGTTGTTGTTGATATTGTCAATCCGTTTACACTTGTTGGTGTGATTGCACCTAGGGTTAAAGTGATTGCTGGTGTAGTTGTTGCTGTCGCTACACTTCCTGACACACCGTTTGCTGTTGTTACAGATACAGATGTTACTGTACCAGAACCACCTCCTGTGGCTGAAAGAGTTGTACCATCAAATGATAATCCACTTCCAATAGTTACTGCACTGATTGCTGTACCGTTACCTTTTAGAATACCTGTAATGCTTGTAGAAATTGTAATTGCAGGGGTTGTTGTTGCTGTCGCTACTGTACCAGCAAATCCGTTTGCTGAAGTTACTGAAACACTTGTAACACTACCTGTACCAACACCAGTTGTACTAGCTAATATTCTATTAGTCGCAGGGTCAACCCGCACCATTCTTATTTCTTGGTTTGCGTCATCTGTTATAGCTCCCAAAACTACAACACTATTTTCGTCTCGTTTTAATATTTCATCTGCCATATATTTTAATCAAATTGGAAAAGCAATTTTCCGTTAGTATCTGTTCTAATAGGTATTAATGTAGTACCATCGACACTTGATACACCGTAACAAGTTGGTACAAAGTTCTGGTCTCTTTTATCAACAGTTGCAGCAGTTACAACTAAACTATCATCTGCAACATCTAACAAAAGGTAATTTGTAATTGGGTCAACAGCAAACATAACAGGAGTTGTACCATCATCTGATGATATACCCATTGTAACTGTTCTTGAATTTTGGTCTCTCTTGGTATACATTTTAATTATTTATCCATTCTTTAATAAAGTGAGCACCACCGACTATTGTTGTGCCAACTGCACCAATTAATATTAATCCTTTTGCTATTGTACCACCTACTGAAAAGAAGTTTTGTTGTTTTTCCATTGATTTCAATATAGGTGTCATCCACTCTTTAAACTCATTATCAGATTTAATATATTCTTCGATTTGTGTTTTTAGTGTGCTATGTACATAATCCTGTTTATCTAATATTCTTTTTATCTCATTTATCTCTTCTCCTTGTTTAGCAAACATCTTAATAGTTTCTGGTGCTGGTGTATTATGTGCATTTTCTATTGCATTTTTAACAACCTTGTCCATAGTCCATTTCTCGTTAAACTCTTTAAGTTGTGCTTCTTCTTTATTCATATTAGTTGCTAAATAATGCGTCTAATTCACTTTCTTTTGTTAAAAAGTTGTCAATTTTTGTAAGTTCTGCTTGTAAGGCTATCTTATTTTCTTTTGCTTGTATTGTAGCCGTATCAAGTGAACTAATTTCACTATCGACAAAACTAATTTTGCCTTCTAATTCTGATTTTTTTGCTTTTAGCGTTTTGCTTATTGTATCCATATATTTATAACTTAATTAATAATTATCTAATTTCTTGTACTTGGAAGTCTGACCCTACCAAGACACTACTTGCTGTGCCATTACTTGCGTTTTGAGCAAATTGCACTGTTAATGTTCCAGAAGCATTACATTGTATGTAACCAGTAATTTCTATGAACCCTGCGGTTGCTGTGGTTACTGCTCCAACTGCAGTTGCTAGTGCTGTAGCCCTTGTTTGGGTAATAACACCTGCATCTGTTGTAAATCCTTCATAAATAATTGCGGTAGCTGTAGCTGTACCTCCAATCGCTGCCTTTACACCCCCTGCTACGTTTGCTGTTGTATAAAGAGTTGCAGAGAATTTATAGAATTTACCAGAGTTCAAACTTGCGGTAAGACCTGTTACGTTTGCAAGAGTAGTGTCACTTGTTTTATCAAATTGTGTTGATACTCTTGATTGTTGGATAAGTGGAATTTCTTGACGTACCGCACTACCATTTGTGAAATATAAGCTAGGGGTTACATATTCAAATGCACCTGCTTCTGCTGTTGTCATTAATGTACCTGTTGTGAATTTGAGCTGTCCTGTACTTGCTGCAGAGGTTGAAGCTGTAACAACGTGTATTTGAGCTGTTGGAGTAGCATTACTACCAACACCAAGACCAACTGTTGTGAATTTACCCTTAATATTATTAGTAATAGCAAAACGCACGTTTCCAGCTGAGTTTAAGTCTGTAAAGTTTCCACCCCAAGTTGTATTTAAGATATAGTTTGATGTTGTTGGAGTTATATCACCTGCCCATATAGCACCTTGAGTTGATGAAGTATTCCCAAATCTTAATCCACCACCTTGATGACCCCTAGTTTCCAAAGCCATATCTGTAACAAGGTTTGCACCATTTGTTGTTGCATACAAAGCTGTGTTTACAGAAGTTGTACCAGTACGAGTATTTGAGAAATAACCTCCATAAGTAGATTGTGTAGCCCCATTGTTTGCACCAGTTAATGCCACATTTATTCCTGTCATTCCTGTTACACCAGCACTTGAAGATGATGTGATAGATAATGCTTTTCCAGATGTTAGAGCATTTGCTGTTATAAGTTGTCCTGTACCTGTTGTTACAGAGTTGTATGTGCCTGTAAATTGAGTTGAAGTTGTACCACCTGTTGTGTGTGTCATTAATCCAGTTCCATCGAGTGTAAGACGAATATTTGCAGTCAAAGTTCCACCTGTAATAATTTGGAAAGACTTACCTGAAGTCGCTGTACCAATAGTCATTAATTGACCATACCCATATATATATGAAGTCGAAGCACCACCAGAAGTAAACAATGCATCTGTGTTACCAGATGAAGCAATACCCATATTTATATAGTTTGTGCCTGTGTCGTTGTATGCAATTATATCCGATGAGGCAGTTGTACCAGCAGAGGCATTTTGTACATTTAATCCTGCAAAATAGTTGTTTGAAGATTTTGTAGACCATATAGCATCTGTTGTTGAAGCTGGAGTGTATCCTGTAATTGTACCACCACCTACATTCAATATTTTATTTGTATCATCAAAGAACAGATTTGCATCTTCTCCGTAGACCCCAGAGTTATTGTAAGCAATTCGTCCGTCTGTACCAGATGTAATTGTTGTTGTTCCAACTGTAATACCTCCACCACCTCCACCACCTGCAACTCCTCTCCAAGTGTTTGTCGCTGTATCGTATGCCAATACGTACTCATCTGTTACAGCAGTAAGGTCAAGTATCATTGCTGTATCACCTGTTGTGATTGTTAGAGTTCTATCTGCTGTTAGGTTTGAACCTGGGGCAATAATTAAATCGTGGGTTCCGTTTGTGTCAAGAATATGAAGTCCTGTATTTGGCAAAGTAAGTTCTCCTGTGAGAGTTGCACTTACTGTTGATAGTAAATCTGTTGTTGTATCAAATGTCAAAGCTGCATCTCCTTCAATTGTTCCATCACCTGTCCATACACCGACTTGATTGTTTACTGGAGTACCTACTTTTGAAACATCACCTGAACCTGTTACTGTCGCCCAAGTGTTATCTCCACGCAAGTATGTTGAAGCTGATGGTGTACCTGTTGCTGAAAGCATTGCAATATCTACTGCACCTGCTGCAATTGTTGTCGCAAAAGAACCAGTACCAGTTCCTGTGACATCTCCTGTAAGTGTAATTGTTTGGTCTCCTGTGTTAGCACCTGAGACTGATACTGCACCTGCTCCAATAGTTAGAACTGAAGTGTTTGCAACATTCCCTGTTAAAGTTACTGTTCCTGTATTTACTGTTAGTGCTGTTGTAAATGTTGCATTAGTTACCGCACCTGCTGTAAGTCCTGATGCTGTACCAGTAAGATTAGTTGCTACACCAGAACTTGGTGTTCCTAAAGCACCATTAAATGTTACAAATGCACCAGCTGAGCCGACATTAATTGCTAAAGCAGTTAACACACCTGTACCTGCACCAGTCAATCCTGTTGAAATTGGAAGACCCGTAGCATTTGTTAGCGTTGCTGAACTTGGAGTTCCTAGAGCTGGAGTTATAAGAGTTGGAGAAGTTGCTAATACAACAAAACCTGAACCTGTCGTTGCTGTTGCTGAAAGTACACCAGATGTTAATGTTGCAATACCTGTACCCGTTGCTCGTTTAATTGTTTTACCACCTGTACCAGAGAATAAAGCTATTTCACTATCAACTGATGTCGCTGTGTTTGATGATACGTCACCACCACCACCTGAACCTGTTGTAACTGTTACAACACCCGCACCATCATCTGTAACAGAGCCATTAGTGAATTTAATAGTTGTAACACCCGTAACTGTTGGTGTTCCATCAATATCTTGAACAGTTAATGAACCGCCTGTACCAGTTGCATCAGCTAAAATACGGTTTGTAGCTGGGTCAACTCTAACCATACGAATTTCCTGTGAAGCATCATTTGTGATTGCTCCCAGTACGGTTACTCTATTTTCATCTCTTAATAATATTTCATCTGCCATTTTATTTATTGTTTATTACTTCTAATGCCGACTTAATTTGGGCTTGCCTACTTGCAATTCTTTGATAATCTTTTTTAATCTGCAAATGTGCTTTTTTAATATCATCTTTCTCTCTTTTTACCTTTTCAGCATCTTCTTTCGTCTGTCTTTGTAGTTCTTCTATTTCTTTATACTGTTTTTCTGTATTTTCTTTCCATTCTTTGTCTTTCTTATTAAAATCTCCTATCATTTCAGCAAACTTTTCATTCAATTCATCTAAACATTCCTTATAACTTGTCAAAATGTTTAATAAATTGTGTACTTCTGCATAGTTTTTGTTTGCTTGTTCTAGTATTTCTTTACTATCATTAATAATTTTCTGTATTTTCTCTACTGTTTCTTTCTCTCTCTCAGAAATAAACTCATTTTTTGCATTTTTAATCTCTTCTAATGCTAATTTAGCACCACTAATTTGAATAGTCATATCGGCTATTTCTTTTACTGCATCAAATTTTGTTTTTTCTAATATTTCTATCATATAATTATGCTATGTAGGGAGTTGCACCCTATAAATTACCTCGTAACATAGCATTTGCTATTTATGCAAGTAATTTTTCCAATGTTGCTTTGTTAGCTCTCTTATCGTGAGCAATACCACGCTTCTCTAACTCTGCAATAACCTCCTGTTTATCTTGGTACCCTTCAGCAGATACTTTTGACACACTAGTCTTAGAACCTTCCATTTCAGCTATCTTTTTGTTAAGTTCTTCAAACTTTCGCATCAAGATGTCTGTCTCAGACTCTTTGACTGGAGCTTCTTCTTTGTATTCACTTACAAGTATAGTTGAAACGAGTGCATTTATTGCATCATCTCCGAATAGTGCTTGTGACCTTGAAGGGTCGCCTTCACCATAAACTACTGGCTTGTCTTGTCTTACAAGAATTTGCTTTGCCAAATTAACTGCTAATCTATACCCAATATGATATGGAAAGAATAATTCCTCTCCTATATCAATACAACCTACTTTTGCTTTACCGAAGATGGGGCGACTGTTGAACATCGCACCTAAAGCTGGAGTAAACTCAAAGCTAGATACATTTTTAAATGTTACTACCTTAAAGTCATTCTCGTTTTTTGTATTATCCATAAGTGTTTAATACTAATTTATAATTAAGAGCTTCGCCTTTCTCTTACCAGTTTAATGACTGGGGCAAGTCCCCATAAAGGGACTTAGCCAACCATTAAAGATTAACGTAAACCAAAGTTGTTTGGTCTGCACCAGCATTTGCTACACGAACATAACCAAGAGCTTGTTCATCGAAAGCACCCTTTGCAGTAGTACCTTTTAGAACTTGTCCTTCTGTGTCATCTCCAGTAACGAATGATAGGTCAACAGTCAAAACTTCACCAGCTTTAACTCCACCAGTACCAGTTTTCAAAACCCAACCGTATTCACCAGAAGCAAATGCAACTTGAGCAATACCGTTTGCTTGCTGTGCTTTGTCTGTAATAGCTGACTTATCAACTAGGTTAGGGAATGAAAGAGTAATATCAGAGTCTGCAACTGCTAGGGCTGTTGTCAATGCGTAAGATGGGAACAAAATCAAAGTATCTGTTGTGTTGTCCATTACTTTAAATATTTGTCCTACACCTGTACCATCATCAACTACACCGTAAGCACCAGCATAAGCACCAACTGTCCAACCAGCAGACGCTTCTGTGATGTACACAATTTGTCCTAGGTTGTTTGTTGATGAACTTACTGTGTCTACACCAACTGCTGTATCTGGTACAACAACGTTGTATGCACTGATTGCTTCAGCTGATTTAACGTAAATCCAAGTTGCTCCATCTGGAGTTTGTGCTACTTGTCCAGGAGCTGTTTGCCCTTGAGCTGTAGTTGTTTGTTTTACGTCTTGAAATGAAATCTTCATCATATATTTTTAATCTTATACTTATAGTCTTTTATTTAGTGACACTTCGTATAATTTTTGCGGGTTATCCGCTGGGCATACTTGCCTGTTAATAATAACTAACACTTTTTACCTCCTTTTTTCTTTATTAATAATTAACTTGCTGCGTTTAGAGTTCCAAGAAGTCTTGGGTTTTCTGAACAGAAGTTACCAGCGAACAATAGGTAACCAACTTGTGACAATTGGTCTACTGGTGCTTTCATAACACGGAAGTTGAAACCTTTTGTAGATGGAACATTACCTGGAACTCCAGTTGGTACAGCATTTGAAAGTTTCTTAAAGTTAAGAGTTTCGTAATCCTGACCTGTAATACTTACACCTTGCATACCGAAAGCTGTTTGGTTAGCAAAGATGAATTTACCTGATGGTACTTGTTCATCTTTAACTACTGGCACACCACGGTAAGTGATTGCACGAAAACCTTGTGTTCCAAAAGCATTTGACTTTGAGTCCATCAACATACCGTATTGGTCGTAGTTTGGAGCTGCAAAAGTTTGGAATGAAGCACGAAGTGTTGGTGTCAATAATGCTTCGTAACTAGACCATAGAGTCTTTGTTGTTAGCATTACTGTTGGTTCGTCCATACCTACTGTAACATCATCAAAACCAGTTGCTAGTTTAGCAAGAGTGATTGCTCCTGTTGCTGCCAAGTAATAACCGTTGATAGATGAGTATGTAGAACGAGATAGTCCACCATATGTAGCGTAAACTGTTGAGTCTGAAGCAGCGTTTGCTAGAGAGTCCCAAGAGTTTCCTACACCTGTACCTTGGTACAAGTTATTAGCCATTACATTAAGCAAAGATTTTGCTTGTGTATCGAATTCTGCTTCCAAAAGCTGAACAACTTGTTCATCACCTTTGTTTAGTGTAACTTCGATGTCTGCTACTACTACAGGCTTGTAAGCCATCTTTACTTCAAAGTCCATAGAAACACGAGTGTTCTGACGGTCTGAGTCTAGTTGGTTAGCGATACCTGTATTACCGCCATTTGTTGTATCTTGGTACTGAATAACTGGAGCATAAGATGTTCCTGAGTTCCAAGATTTTGCTGTACGCATAAAGGTCATAAGACCTGGTGTTCCAAGAGTAACTGTATCGAATATCTTTTTAGGGATAGCTTTACGAGTTACTGTTGTAACTGCTGCTGAAAATTGCATATATTATTTTAGACTATTGAGATAATCTACTAAACTTATACTTCTTGCACTTGGGTCATATACATCTCCGTCTGGTATACTTCCTCCTTGGCTTCCTCCACTTATCGGGTCTGCATTCCTTTTCTGAATGTTTTTTGCCGTCATTTCGGTTGCTTGTTTTATAGAGGCTTGCATATCTTTCATATTAGAGTATGCGACTTTCAAGTCTGTGAAATTATATTTTAGTGCGTGATTAAAGAGTTGGTTTTCATTTAATGTTGGGTTTTCTTTCTTTAAGTCATCAAGTTGTGTAGATACATAGGTTTCTGTTTGTGTCCTTGCCTCTAGTTCTTGTTGAGCTTTAAGTTGAGCTTTTTGTTCAATCGCTTGTGCAGCTTTATCCAAAACCTCGTCCCAAGTTTGTGGAACCCACTCTTCTTTCTCAATAGGTTGATTATTATTGTTAATTTCACTATTTCCTTTCTCGTACTTAGCAAGTACTTGAGATTTTCTAGTGAATTCGGAATAGAGGTTTCGATACTCTGCTTCCGCTTCTTTAGGTGGTAACTTTCTTCCGTCTGGAAGCTCCACTAAGTTATCATCCGCCGTTGGCATAGCCTCTGGTTCTTTTGTAGTTTCAGTTTCAACAACTGGTGTATCGACATCTACTACTTCGGTTGGTGTTTCAACCGCTGGTGTTTCTACTGGCATTCCAGTATCAGCACTCACTACCTCTGCTTCATAATTCTCCATAATTTTTGCGACTGCTTTGATATTGGCTTGGTCAACTTGACTGCTTAATCTAGGCTTGGTCGGAATTATTTATAAGTGAGAAAGTTTATCGACATTTCCCAAGTCAAAACATTAATCTTCTACTTCATTACTTTTACTTTTAGCTTGTAATGATTGTGTAGCTAATTCTTTCTTATCATTCATCTCTCTATTACCTTTTTCTCTGTCAGCTATCTTTTCTGCAATAAGTATTTCTGGGTCTGCTTGTATGTTTATTTGAGCAAGCAATTGTACTTGTGCATCAGGTGGCAAATCAGCATAAGAAATTGATACATTTGGTGGCTTTTCTTCCTTAACTTCTGGTTGTAATTGTGCCATTTCTTCTGGTGTAATACCTACTGATACTGCTGGATTTAACTTGAAAGCAACTGCATTTTTAGCCAAGTCTTTAGGATTTGTATATCCTGCTTCTTCCATATAGTCTACTGGAGATATAATACCTTCTTTAACATCATTCTGTGCTCGTTCAAATCTAAATTCTGCATCAACTGGAAGTGTTTTACCTGGAACTACTTGTATTTCACTACCTGTTTCAAAGTCATCTTGTATCAAATCAATAACTTTAGTTGCTTCTTCTTTACCAATCCATTTTGCATAGTGATACTCTGTGTATCGAGTCTTTGCTAATTGATAGAACCAACCAAACAATTCACTTGATACATAGTCCACTACTTGCACAAGCTCGTTTAAACGCAAGTATGATTGTTGGATAAGTGCTAAACGTCCTGCTTTTGTTTCTTGTCCCTCTCTTTCTCCTCTGAATGCCGATGACGCAGCCATTATGTTGTCAATTTCTTGACGAGAGTCTATCATATCGTCAAATACCATTTGTGGAAGTGGTGAACCTGTTTCACGTTGCACACCTGCAACAACACCCTTACCCCAAATAATACCTTTTGCTTCAAATGCAAGTGATTGCGCATCTGCTTTACCCATAACTTCTGCATCTACCTTAATTACACCATTGACAAGTTCACAGTTTTGTCCTATATCTTGTTTACGTTTGTCAATTCCTATCTGTAATGGCAATGACATTGTAATAAAGTCTGTTCTACCAATAGGTTTATTCTCATTGTTTAGAATAGTTGCAAAGATGTATGGCTTTCTTGGTTGATTGAAGTAGTTAAAGTAGTATGACTTGTAACTTATAGCTTCTGAATGTCCTTCATTTGGTGGTATTTCACCTTCCATTGGTTGCGGTGCACTAGTTTCTACCTCTGGGCTAGGTAATTGGCTTTGCATACGAGTTTCTTGGTCTAGCTTAGCTTGCGTAAATGTTGCTCGTCTATCCTCTCCATAAGTAGCATTTATTTGCTGTTCTTCTTCATCTGAAAGCAATATTCCGTCCCAATCCCAGTAAGGATTACGAATTGTATCAAGGATTATATTGTCATATTTAAATATTACATAATCACCAATCCAAGCTTCTTTATACTTGACTTCTGGGTTCATTATGTAAGCATCATTCTTTGTTTCTTTAGTAAATCCACTCTTTGCTAGTATATCTGCCTCTTTTTTAGGGAAACGAGCCAATAGATTACATAGATTATCTGTTACTTCTTCAATAGCAAACTCAGTTTCTTGCTCTTTTGTAGCAAACTTACTAAATCTTACGTTGTTTGGGTTGATAGCTTTAACATCAAAGTCATTTATTTGAGCATTCCAGAAAGGTTTTAGCACTAGTAAGCGTCCAAAGTATAGATTTCTTAAAGCCATTCTCATATCTTCCTTAGCATTCAAGTCTTGGTACTTCTTTCTAAAGTAACTTTCCATTTTACGAGCTAACTTTTGACTTTCATCACCGTCTCTTCCTGGAATAAAGTTAATCATTGCAGGATTTGCAATAACAGAGTTTATAACAGCTTCCATATTAGGAAATATACGGTTAGCCATTACTTTTTGAACAGTCGCAGGTACTTTTTGTAGCCATTCACTTTCATTTTGATATGCTTTTGTGTTTATATCATAAGTTTTCTTAATTGTGCTCCATATAGTATCAGAAGACAACCAGCGTTGTTCTACTAGTTTAGCAAGTTCACCCTCTTTCATTTTACTAACATCAAATGTTGACATAAAAATAAGCACAAATCCGCTCGGATTGTGCTTGTCTTGTGATTTAAGAGTTAAGCTATTTAACTGTAATTATATTATACACCTATAAATTAGAAATGTAAAATTGTTAATAACTATTTAATGCGATGATTGTATATCATATCATTTCTTTGTATCGTAGTTATAGTTCCATATGGGTCAAAGTTAAGTGTTGCACTACCATTTCGTATATCAAATACACCTTTATCTATAAGCAACATAAAAGTATCATGGTATCTTTGAAATTCCTTAAACTTCTCTGCTTCCACATTTGTTAAAAATACTGCTATTTGATTTTCCATATTATTTTTCATACTTTAAGTTATCAAAATATTTCTGCCATTCTCCTACTTTGTTATCGTCTCCAATTATTTGGTATGGTTTAGGTATTTGTGGCATAAATACACCTGTAGCTTGTGAAGATACAGCCAATCTGTAATATAAACAAGCAAATACTAAGTGGTCCTCATTTGTTGTACTACCCCATATGTACCTTTCAATACCTTTAGCATTAGTCTCTTTTACTCTGCGTAATGTTTCAAAATGCTTGATAAACAATAGAAAGTCTTTATTACTTGGTACACTAATCAAGAATTTAGCTTGTACCATATCGTCAATAAGCATATCAATACTTCTGTCTCTGTGCGAATATATAATTCCTTTCTTATCGCCTTCTCCATACCATACAACAAGCTGTGGATTGTTTGCATTCTCCATTGGGTACCACATCAAAGCATCTCTGTAAGTCTTTACAAAGTATTTACTCATTGTGCTGTCAGGCAAAGCATCTATAACTAGTTTAGGCTTATAGAACTTCATCATATCATCAAGTACACTCCACTCTGTAAACTTACCAACCTTAATTATTCCTTTCTCACTACCAAGCACAAAATGTTTTATATTACCAACGTCAACACCCAAGAAGTAATTACCAGTCAATAATTCTTTTGGTGTCCATAGGTCAAGTATTGTAGTACGAGAGACTGAAAGGTCACCAGGGTTATATGGTTCACCAAGAACGAAGTTATTAAAATACTCTTGGTCTCCTTCACTATCATCAAGAACTTCTTTAGCTGAAATCTTTGTAGCTATTAAGTGTGATAAGTGCCAACCAGACACATCATACTTTGGATTAAGTTCTCCTCTCCACACTATACCATCTTGGTCAATCCATCTTCCTTTACGTCTTACATCATCACTTATAGGGTTTTTACAAGCCTTACAAATATAACACTTCTTATCTTTGTCTATACTATCAGGAAATGTCAAGTAATGCTCGTCTTTACAATTAGGACAAATTATATGCCATTCTTTTTGGTCACTCTTTTGCCATTCCAAGTCAAGCACATCTCGCTCTGTTGTTGGGTTTGAGAACAACCATCTACCTTTATATAACGAGTCTTTAGTACGAGACTTGTATGTATTTAATGCTTCTTGGTTAGAGCGGCTTGCTTCATCGTGGATTAGTAAGTCTGCTGTTGTAGATATAGGACCAGACTTTGACTCTGTACCTTTAAAGTAAATTGACCTGCCATTTATATCTTTACGTTCAATGTTATCTGTCTGTACTCCTTTGAATATCTGTGGGTTATTGCTTAGTATTCTGTTAGTCTTTGTACCAACGAACTCTCTAACTGACTCATCTGTTGGCATAGTATAAATAATATTCCACCTAAACTTATCACAAGCAAATAGAGCTTTGTAATTGAAAGTAACAGACTTTCCAACCTGAGCACAGGCTTTTACTGCAATGTTCTTTGACCAGTCTGTAAGAATATCAAGAAGAAAGGCGTGGTCTTTAAAGTCTAAAGGTTCACCTTTCTCACTTGTTATACCTTGGCTAAATAGCCAGTAAAGTATTGAATATTCCTTTGGGTCTTGATTGTCCATTATTCATTAGTTTGTTTCTCAGGAAACTCTGCACAGAATACATCGAGACTAGCAAAGATACTAGCAATAGATATAGCTGTTTCAAGTGCGATACGTTCCACCTTATAAGGGTCAATAATACCAGCCCAAATCATATTGACTAGCTTCTTATCTTTAAAGTCATATCCTTTACTTGCACCAAGACATTGCAATTCTCTAACTGTATTAGTTCTCCAAAATCCTTGGTTCATTCCTGCATTCTTTTCCATTTGTAAGAATGGTGCAACAAGAGCTTTCTTAAACATAGGGTCGTCCATCATTCCTGCAACCTTTACCAAAGCACTTCCACCACCAGGTAATATACCTTCATCAAGAGCAAGCATTGTAGAGTTTACAGAGTCTTCAATCTTATCTCGCTTTAGTCGTAGTTCATCAATAGTAAATGCTCCTACTTTAATAACTCCTACGCCACTTGTAAGCCCCGCTAGACGTTCTTCTGCTACTTTCCTATCATACTCTACTACTTCATCTATAATCGCTTTAATGGCTGTTATACGCTCGTTTAAGGCTATCTCATTAGCTTCTCCACCTGATACAATGGTCTCATCTTTGCTTACTATCACAGAATTAGCTTTTCCTAGTACTTCTGTACCTACTTTATCAAGCATAAGTCCTGACTCTTCACTCACAACCT